GATGGGTTATTAGTTAAATTTGGTTGTAAAAAAGAGTTTAACGTTGAACAACCATTTAAGTTTATGGAACAAATTGCTGTTGAAACAAAGGGTAACTTCTTTGAATCAAGAACAATGGAATACCAAAAAGCGAAACTAAACGAAACATTATCATTTGATTCTGATTTCTAATTTACTATTTTTAAATTTATGATGTCACTAAAAATTAAAAAAAGGGGCGGGGAAGATGCGTCCTTTAATCCACAAAAAATATATAGCAGAATTAAAAGAGCTTCTAAAGGTTTAACTGTAAATTCAGACGAAATCTTTATTAAAGTTATTACTTCTGTACCTACAGAAGGTGTTATAACAACTAAAGAGTTAGACAAACTTGTATATGAAATTGCCGCCGCTTACACGGGTAGTCACCACGATTATTCAAGACTTGCATCTTCAGTTGCAATCTCTTCTTACCACAAAGAAACTGACCCAAGTTTCTCAAATACAATGCATACGTTACACGTTGATGGTATTGTACATGATGAACTAATGTCAATCATTGAAAAATATGGTCCGAGTAAAATTGATGAGGTCATTAATCATGAAAATGATTATAACTTTGATTATTTCGCTTGGAGGTCATTACAAGAAATGTACTTGTTAAAGACACCTGAAGGTAAAGTAATTGAAAGACCACAACACATGTACATGAGAGTTGCTCTATGGGTAACTAACACGTATGAAGAGGCGGTAGAATACTACAACTCATTATCAAACCAACGTATATCAAAGGCGACACCTATTATGATTAATGCGGGTACAAGAGTACCTCAATTAGCATCTTGTGTGTTACATTACAACAACTCTGACTCGAGAGAAGGGTTATTGAAAACCTTGAATGATATTTCAACCTATTCTTCAGACGCTGCGGGTATTGGATTATCAATGTCTAACATTCGTAGTAAAGAAAGTAGAATTAAATCATCAGGTGGATTTGCAGGAGGATTACTAAAGTACTTAAAAATTGTTAACGAGTCATTAAGATTCTTTAACCAACAAGGAAGAAGACCTGGTAGTGCTGCTATCTATTTAGAACCATGGCACAGAGATATCATGGACTTGTTAGAAATTAAAAAGAATACAGGTGCTGAGGAATTAAGAGCGAGAGATTTATTCACCGCGTTATGGATTCCCGATAACTTCATGAGAGCGGTTAAGAACAATGAAGATTGGTACTTATTCTGTCCTAATGAAATTATTAAATCGGGTATCAAACCATTACAAGAATGTTATGGTGATGAATACGAAGAAAACTATCAAAAGGCTGTTGATTTAGGTATCGGTAGAAAAGTTAAGGCTCAAGATATTTGGTCTAAAATTATCGAGTCTCAAGTTGAGACAGGGGTTCCTTACTTATGTGCTAAAGATAGTGCGAATAAGAAAACTAACCACCAAAACATCGGTGTGATTAAACAATCAAATTTATGTAACGAGATTTACCAATATACTGATGAAGAGACAACTGCAATTTGTACGTTATCTTCTATTGTATTGAAGAACTTTATTGTTGATGGTAAATTTGACTATAAGTTATTGATTGAAGAAGTTAGAAGAGCGGTGAGAGCGTTGAACAACGTAATCGATAAGAATAACTACTCAACAGAAAAAGGGTTGAAAGGTGGTCTTGAACAAAGAGCAATTGCTATCGGAACTCAAGGGTTGGCAGACGTATTCTATTTAATGGATTACATCTTCACATCTGAAGAAGCTAAAGTTTTAAATAAAAACATATTCGAAGCAATCTACTTCGCGGCTATCACTGAAAGTAATGACTTATGTAAGAGAGGTGTTAGAAAACCATATAAATTCTTCAAAGGGTCACCAATGTCAAAAGGTGTATTCCAATTTGATATGTGGGGATTAAACGAGTCTGAATTATTTTTAGATTGGGAAACCTTAAAAAAAGACGTTAAAGAATACGGAGTGTGTAACTCTTTATTTACAGCTCAGATGCCAGTTGCATCTTCAGCTAAAATTACAGGGTCATTTGAAATGACTGAACCAGCTCACTCTGCGTTATTTAACAGAAGAGTTGTTGGTGGTGAAATCATGATTGTTAACAAGTACTTAATTAACGACTTCGAGAAAATTGGAGTATGGTGTGAAGACTTGAAAAACGAAATCATCATGAATGAGGGTTCTATTCAAAACATTAATTTTAACCAATACCTTGACCCTGAGGACAGAAACTATAATAAAAAAGTTAAGAGAATTGAACACTTGATTCCAAAGTATAAAACAATTTGGGAAATCTCTCAAAGAGAATTGATTGACATGGCGGCGGACAGAGCTCCGTTTATTGACCAATCACAATCAATGAACATTTATATGAGTAATCCAACATTGTCTAAAATTACTTCATCACACTTCCACTCATGGGAGAAAGGATTAAAGACTTTATGTTACTATGTTAGAACCAAGGCAATTTCAACAGGAGCTAAACACTTAGCGGTTGATGTATCAAAAATACAGAAATCAAAACCTACGGTTGAAATTCCTAAAGTAGATTATAGTGATATGAACCTACCACCAAAACCTGAAGGAATCGAAATCGAGTGTTTCGGTTGTTCATCTTAATACATTAAATAATCCCGACTAACATCGGGATTATTTATTTTAATCTATTTATAAGGAAAAACCAGGGTATTATATTTATAGTTATGGCAGACGGAACTACATATGGTCTTAATTTTCCTTTTAGAGATTCTAAAAGAGGTGATTATTTGCAATTAACGGAGTTTGAAGCTCAAGAGATTAAAGCCGATTTGATTCACTTGTTATTGACAAGAAAGGGTACACGTTATTATTTACCTGATTTTGGTACAAGATTATATGAGTTCTTATTTGAACCTTTTGATGGACTTACGTTTGATGCCATTGAATCAGATATTCGAGAAGCAGTTGGGAATTACATGCCAAATTTATTATTAAATAACATTTCAATTACACCTGCAGACCCAATGGAAGAAATTGACATTGCAGAAGGTCAAAACATTGTAGGAAGTAGTGAGTCACCAATTTATAGATTTCCAGGAAAAGGGACTTCAGAATACACTGCAAAAATTAAAATAGATTACTCGGTAGAACAAAATACATTTGCTCAGAGTGATTTCGTTATTATCAATATTTAATATAGATGGCAAATCGTAAAATATCATATACTACTAGAGACTATCAGGGAATAAGAACTGAATTACTAAACTATGTAAAAACATATTATCCTGAACTTATACAGGATTTTAATGATGCATCGGTATTCTCTGTGTTTATTGATTTAAATGCTGCGGTTGCAGATAACTTACACTATCATATCGATAGAAGTATTCAAGAAACTGTTCTTCAATACGCACAACAAAGGTCTTCAATTTACAACATTGCAAGAACCTATGGTTTAAAATTGCCAGGTCAAAGACCTTCAGTTGCCCTTGTAGATTTCTCAATCACAGTACCAGCGTTTGGTGATAAAGAGGATGAAAGATATTTGGGAACATTAACAAGAGGTTCACAAGTAACTGGCGCAGGTATCGTATTTGAAAACATTTATGATATTGATTTCACTTCACCTTACAACGCTCAAGGATTCCCAAATAGGTTAAAAATACCTAACTTCAATGCCAATAACGTATTAATTAATTATACTATAACTAAAAGAGAATTAGTTGTTAATGGTATTACTAAAGTATTCAAAAGGGTTATTAGTCCAAACGATGTTAGACCATTCTTTGAACTATTCTTACCTGAAAAGAACGTTTTAGGTATTACAAGTGTTTTACTTAAGAGTGGAACAGAATACACAAACATTCCTACGGCAGCAGAATTTTTAGGAGTATCAAACAAATGGTACGAGGTAGATGCATTAGCTGAAGATAGAGTATTTGTTGAAGACCCGACAAAAGTTTCAGACCAGCCAGGTATTAAAGTTGGTAGATACATTCAAACTCAAAATAGATTTATTAGTGAGTACACTCCTGAAGGATTTAAGAAGATGACATTTGGTGGTGGTACTAATACAGCACAAGATGCGTTAGACCAATTCACAACATTAGGGACTACATTAGACTTACAAAGATATTCAAACAACTTCTCATTAGGTTCTGCGTTAGTTCCAAACTCAACATTATTTATTCAGTACAGAGTGGGTGGTGGTTTAGCAACAAACTTAGGTACCAACGTAATTAATCAGATTGGTACTGTATCATTCTATGTGAATGGTCCTTCAGAGTTAACAAACTCTTCAGTTGTTAATTCATTAAGATGTACTAACGTAACTGCAGCTATCGGTGGAGCAGGTCTTCCATCTTTAGAAGAAATTAGAAACTACGTATCGTTTAACTTCTCGGCTCAGAAAAGAGCGGTTACCGTTCAAGATTACGAGGCTCTTATTAGAAACATGCCAGCGGAATTTGGGGCACCTGCAAAGGTCTCAATTACCGAAAACAATAACAAGATATTAATTCAATTACTATCTTACGATACTTCAGGTAAGTTAACCAATATTGTATCGGACACTTTAAGACAAAACGTTGCAACATATTTGTCAAATTATAGAATGATGAATGACTACATTTCAATCTTAACTGCTGAGGTTATTGACCTTAGTATTGATGTTCAGATTGTATTAGACTCCGCTCAAAATTCAGGACAAATTATTGCTGATGTTGTTGATAAGGTTTCTGCATACTTTAACCCTCAAGTAAGAGAATTAGGTCAAAACGTATATCTTTCTGA